ACCAACATTAGCGGCTGCCAAGACAGCGCTTTGGCGGACATAGCCCGCACTAGTCTGAAGACGGTAGTAGTTGGCAGTAAAAGTGGAGATTTGAGTCAAAAGGTATTCGGGTAAACCCTTCATGGAAAAGACAATACGCCTTCGGCGCCATGGCGTTCCACCGCTGACCTTGAGCGTCGTAATCTCTTTGTAGCCACGTGCATACGTGTTCTTCGAGTTTCGATCAGATTCGTCATTCTGAGTAGTCTGAAATTGTCGAGCGTTGGGGCAAAACAGGAAGCAGGCGGTGCCTGAACCTGCAGTGATGATTTGATCTCCAAACACACCGGTTCCACCAGGTGAGTTAATCGGATCAGTAGGCACAAATTGTGTCATGTTGTCTTGTTTCTTTTGAGATGTAACGTTGAGAATGCGCCTGCGGGACATCATGGGACGTCTGCGGCGATAACTTGGGCGAGTTCGGCGGAGTGTGCGGGGGCGAAAGGTTGTACGACGGGGTGCACGACGCGTAGTGCGCCTGCGACGAGAGTAACGGGAACGGTAAGGCATTTTGTTTTGTCATGAAGAATGGAAGAGAATGGAAGAGAAGCGAAAGGGCGGGGGAGGGGCGGGGTATAAATAGGAGGGCGGACTCTGAGTCTGAGTCCGGTCTGGAGTATACAATGTTAATACTCCAGACCTCTTGGACTCAACAATCATGCCATCATGCAACACCAATTTCGTTACGCCCTCCTCACTTATTCGCAATGCGGGAATCTCGATCCGTTCGCAATTGTCAACAAACTTGCTGAACTTAACGCGGAATGCATCATTGGAAGAGAGTCTCACGAGGATGGAGGAACTCATCTCCACGCTTTCGTCGATTTCGGAAGAAAATATCGATCAAGAAATACAAACGCTTTCGATGTGGAGGGTTACCACCCAAACATCTCTCCTTCTAAGGGCAGGCCTGCACAAGGCTGGGACTATGCGACCAAGGATGGAGACATCGTTGCAGGTGGACTCGAACGGCCACGCGAGTCTAACCCAAAGGGAATCAAACTGGAGGAAGCAGCGACTGCAATCATGGATGCAACGACTAAGGACGAACTTTATCAACTATGCTCGACACTGGCACCGAGCAAGATGCTATGGTCTTACCCATCAATCCGGGCATACGCAAATGACCGATTCATGGAACAACGACCAACTTATGAACATCCGGCTGATGTTACGATCGACACGTCGGCTTACCCTGAACTCGATCGATGGGCTGAGGAAAACCTTGATGGATTTAGGATGGGACGGAGAGGAAGGTCTCTCATTCTTATTGGACCATCACGCCTTGGGAAGACAGTCTGGGCAAGAAGCCTAAGGGAGAATCACATCCACCACGGGGGGCTATTCTCATTGGATGAACACAGAGACGACGCAGATTACGCAATCTTCGACGACATTCAAGGGGGGATTGAATATTTCCCAGGTTACAAGAATTGGTTGGGACATCAACTTCACTTCACGGCAACGGACAAGTATAAGGGGAAGAAAACAATCAATTGGGGGAAACCAGCCATCTGGTGTTCCAATAATGATCCTAGGGCAGACAAAGGGGCAGATGCTGATTGGTTGGATGCAAACTGCGACTTCGTGTTTTTAGTTGATCCTATAGTTCGTACTGATTGAAAAAAACTTCCATATCGGCTCCGCCGGGGAGGGTTGGTCGGGTACTAACCCACCCTGCTTCCTCCGCTTCGCTCCGGGTCGGGATGGGCCAAGACCCGCCCTTTCGCTATGTGAATTGGTAGCCAGGCAGCAATTGGTATACAGTGTGAGTACAGTGCGTCGCACTGTTTATTTCTCATGCCAGTAGTAAGTTCCCTGGTTGTTGACAGAGAGCTGGTCGGTGTTGACCAATGCACTCTCATAAATGTCGAAGATGAAGACGTCACCCATCCCTGGCTTCGCCAGGGTGGAGAAGTCAGATGAGGCAGTGCCAGCACCTGATTCGTCGTCCCCATAGACTAAGTTCTTGTTGAGGGGGTACCACTGTTTCAAAGTGCGCACAGACCCTGACGCGTTGCCAGGGTTGATATTGGTGACAGTGTCGGAAAGTACCGTAATACGCGTAGAGTCGGTTTTGGCGTTCATTTGGAAGGACCAGTCAGAACCAAGGGCGCCTTGAAATACGACTCCATTAACCACACCAACATTAGCGGCTGCCAAGACAGCGCTTTGGCGGACATAGCCCGCACTAGTCTGAAGACGGTAGTAGTTGGCAGTAAAAGTGGAGATTTGAGTCAAAAGGTATTCGGGTAAACCCTTC